GGACAAAGACCATTGCGTTTGAGTCCAAAAAGATGAAGGACGCAGAAATGCCTGCACCTAAGAATTTCCAGATCACTCAGGTGGACTTGCCAATCCAAGATAAGCACGGCCTGCCAGTCAAGGGTGCGTACCTGACAGCGGTGGACATCAGCGGCCTGATGGGGAATATCCAAAAGCGGGTGGTGTTATCAGGCAACCAACGCATTGCGCTGAACTGTCTGGTGGCCATCGAGGCCAAGAGAGCCAGTGATGGAATTGAGGGGTTTGCTGCCATGGCAGATTACGATCAATGGCGTGAAAGCGCCAAAGAACATGGCCTGAATTCACGCAGATTTAAGGAATGTTTGGACGCCTTGATGAAGAAATCCATGGTTTTGGAGAATGCCGGCATGTACCGAACCGTACCGAAAACAGAGCCAAATGAGCCAACATGAAACAAAGTTACCATGGACTTGTACCGAAATGTACCGAAATGGTAATTTGGTTACAAGCAAAAAGTACCGAACTGTACCGAAATGTACCGAATTCGGTACATCGGTACATGGCAAATGTACCGAACCATGTACCGAAATGTACCGAAACGTACCGAAATGTACCGAAGCACCCCCCCTCTGGTGTACCGAAACGTACCGAACGTATCTACAGATACGTTCAGGTTCGGTACATAAAGGGGTTCGGTACATCCGTACTTTGGACAGGGGGTTGGTGTGATTGAAGTTGAGATGGATATGAAAATTGTGTCAGTCGCCAATATGCGGTTGCATTGGGCGGCTAAAGCCAGACTGGTGAAGTCGCAAAGGCAAAAGACCAGAATGGCACTGGCAGCTGTTGCACAGTCTTTTGGCGTGGAGATACTGCCAGTGACCGTGGTGTTGACCAGAGTCGCTCCAAGGAAGCTGGATGGGGATAACCTTCAGTCTGGGTTTAAAGCGGTCAGGGATGGTGTTGCTGACTGGCTTGGTGTGGATGATGGCAGTAGCATGATTGAGTGGCAGTACTGTCAGCGCTCTGGTGGCCCAAAGGTTTACAGGGTTGAGATTGAGGTGATAACATGACGGTGTGCGCTACTTTGCAGTTGCCGCATGTTTGGGGAAAACGCCAGTCTGGTGTGAGTACCTTCTTTTTTTGAGGAGTTTACAAGTGACTGAAAACTTGGCGGTGCAAAAGCATCCTGGCGGTCGGCCTGTCGTGTTTGGGATTGATAACCCGTGCTGGAAAACCATCTGTGAGCAGATGTCGATTGGCAAAAGTTTAAGCACGGCAATCAAAGCTGAAGGTATGCCTTCTTACCATGCCGTCATGCTTATGGTTAAGAACAACCCTGAGTTCCGCGCAATGTACGAGAAGGCCATTGAAAGCCGCGCAGACCGCTTGGCTGAAGAGATCCTAGAGTTGGCTGACGAACAGATGCCAGATGGCTTAGAAGGCCCGTTAGCGAGCGCTTGGGTACAGCAAAAGCGTATGCAAGTAGACGCACGCAAATGGGTGGCTTCAAAACTCAAGCCAAAAGTCTATGGTGATCGCATTGATGTGGCTGTCACAGACAACAGGATCAGCGTCATGGATGCCTTGAAAGAGGCCAAACAGCGCGTGTTGAAGGACGATAGCAATGTCGTTGATGCTGAGATTAAAGAGGCGTGATTGGCAAGGTTATGCACAAAACGCATAGATTTTTGTGAACTACGCGCACGCGCCTGCGTGTTGCGCAGACGCAACGAAAAGAAAGCCGGACAACAAGAAAAGCATCGTCTGCTTTATACAATCATCATTATGTTAAGTTGACCCTAAGTTATCCACAGAATTTAGAGTACTCAAGCATTACAGTTTGAGTTATGCACAGGCAAATGTGGACAACTGTGGAAAACACCCTGTGGACAACGCCCATGGCCCAGCCAACTGGCCGATGGGGAGGGGGTAGGGCCGGCGCGAAAGGGCCGCGGGAACGGTAGCCCCGCGCACATTTTTTAAAAAATTTTTATTTTTTTTAAAAATCAATTATTATCCTGCCATGCCCATCTACAGCAACGCCCTCGCACAGCGCCCAGCGAACATGCTGGCGTACCAAGACACGCTGAGTGCGACTCCGCGCAATGAGTACCTTGGCGCACTGGCTGACCTGATAGCGCAGAGTTATTCACCCGAGCGCACACAGCAGATGCAGGGCACAGCGCGGTTCTTGTCAATGCCGGCAATCAGCCAGACGCTAGACCGCCTGTCCTATGGCGAACCACTGACAACTGGCGCTGGTGGTTTAGGCGGCACAACACGCATACGGCCAGAGGCGTTAGAAGCGGCGATGGCGGTAGCACCGGCGGCACAGCCGGCCACCATGGCCACACTGCAAGCGGCAAGGGCTGCAAGGCAGGCGGCAATGAAGGCAGGCATGGCTGGTGAGCGCTATGCTGAGAGAGTAGTGCCACAGATCATGGAGCGCGGTGGTTTGCCTGCGCAGATGTTGCAAGACTTGGCGCAGGGCACACGCAGACAAGTGTTTGTTGGCGAAAAGTCAAAGACTTGGAATGCGACAAACGCAGCCAAGGCTGTAGAGATGGAGAAAGCTGGCGCAAAGCCTGAAGACATTTGGATGGCCACTGGTACGTTCCGTGGGCCGGAGGGTAAGTTAAGGCAAGAGATTAGCGACACTGGCGCTAAGTTCCAGCCGACTAAGTGGGATCAGCCGTACCCAGAGCATACAGACATTGAGATGGCAAGAATTAGTTCTGCTTTAAGTCACCCTGAGTTGTTTAAGGCGTACCCGCAATTGGGTGAGGCAAACATTCTTTTAAACCCAAACATTACATCACTTGCAGAATGGAATCGAGCGCAGCCTAGTGTTGGGATTAACTCCCCATTTATGCAAATGAATAAGACGGTCAATCCAAGTGTTGAGGTTGATTGGCTAAAGAGAATGCAAGATCCAAAGGATCCTGATTATTGGAAAAATCAAGCTAGGTATGCCATTAAAGAAGGATTTTCGCCAAGGGAGGCGGTTAAAGACATGCGCCAGCACATGGCTGAAACGCAACAAAAGATCAATCAGATGAATCAAGGCGTGATACCAGGCGATCCGAGCATTGCGTTGCATGAGTTGCAGCATGGCATTCAAGAGGTTGAAGGTTTTGCAAGGGGTGGTAGCCCTAAAGCCATGACTTCAGATATTGCGCAAGCAAAATATGATTTAAAAGAAGTTGAACGAAAGATGGTGAATTTGCAAGATGCGGCTTCTGATGAGGCGCGTTTTTATATTGCAAAAGCGAAACAAGAGCCTGAATTTAAAAAGTTTGTTGATGAGGCTTTTAACAAGTACAAAGCGCAATTTGGAGAAAAATCAGAGACAAATCCTTTTGGTGTTGATTTGCAAGATGCTGTTAAATTCCATTTATTGGAAGGTACGCCAACATTGCATAATTTTGGATTAGAAGCAGACAAGTTAAGAAAGCTGGCTAATCTTGACCCAGATCAAGCCTACAACAGACTGGCCGGCGAAGCTGAAGCAAGGGCTGTCCAAAAGCGCATGAATATGACTGATACTCAGCGCCGAGTAATTTTCCCGTATGAAAGCTACGATGTGCCGGTCAATCAATTGATTGTTCGGACGAAATAAATGCAAACCACGATCTACAAGCCCGAAGATGAACAAGAGTTGATGGCCACGCTGTGGACACCAGCGATTGCCGATGACCCCGAGGCGTGTGTGTTGTTTGCTTTTCCTTGGGGTCAGGAGAACACACCCCTTCAAAACTTTAAGGGGCCGCGCAAGTGGCAACGGGAAGTTTTGCGCGAGATAGCCCAGCACATCAAAGACAACCAAGGCAAGATAGACTTCAACACTCTGCGCAGTGCGGTCAGTTCTGGCCGCGGTATCGGAAAATCAGCCTTAGTCAGCTGGCTCACCATTTGGATGCTATCCACGCGCATTGGCTCGACAACGATCATTTCGGCCAACTCAGAAGCCCAGCTGCGTGCGGTCACTTGGGCTGAGATTACAAAGTGGTTGGCCATGAGCATCAACAGCCACTGGTTTGAGGTTGCGGCCACCAAGATCACCCCTGCAACGTGGCTCACTGAACTGGTTGAAAAAGACCTCAAAAAAGGCACAAGGTATTGGGCTGTAGAGGGGCGCCTGTGGTCTGCCGAGAACCCAGATGCTTATGCTGGTGTCCACAACTTTGATGGTGTGATGGTGATCTTTGACGAGGCCAGTGGTATCGATGACTCGATCTGGGCTGTGACGGCTGGTTTCTTTACGGAGAACACACCTAACCGCCTTTGGTTGGCTTTTTCCAACCCACGGCGCAATACTGGCTACTTTTATGAGTGCTTTAACTCCAAGCGCGACTTCTGGTCAAACAAGGTGGTGGATGCCAGAACCGTGGAAGGCACTGATAAGGCGGTATACCAAAACATCATTGATGAGTACGGCCCAGACAGTTCCCAGGCACACGTTGAGGTCTATGGCATGTTCCCGTCTGAGGGCGATGACCAGTTTATACCGGCTGACATTGTGGATGAGGCCATGAGTCGCCCCAAATACAAGGATCAAACTGCCCCCATCATCATTGGCGTTGACCCTGCACGCTTTGGCGCTGATGCCACGGTGATTGCGATACGTCAAGGACGCGACATTGTAAGGATTGACCGCCATCGAGGTGATGACACCATGACGGTTGTTGGCCACATCATTGAGGCTATTGAAGAGTTCAAGCCTGCACTGGTGGTGATTGACGAAGGTGGCCTTGGCGCTGGCATTGTTGACCGTTTGAAGGAACAAAGGTACAAAATCAAAGGTGTCAACTTTGGCAATAAATCGGCAAATCCGATCATGTATGGCAATAAAAGGGCCGAAATGTGGGGCAAGATGAAGGATTGGCTTCGCAGTGCCAGCATTCCAAAAGATAGGTTCTTGAAAACTGATTTGGTTTCGCCTATGATTAAGCCAGACTCTAGGGGCACTATATTTTTGGAGAGCAAGAAGGACATGAAAGCTAGAGGGCTTGCATCTCCTGACGCAGCAGACGCAATTTGTGTTACTTTTGCGTTTCCTGTGGCTCATAGGGAATATACTGCGAGGCAAACAACCCGCGCATACTCTGACCGCACGGCTGTAGCAACATCTTGGATGGGATCGTAAATGGCTACCAAAAAGAATGTATCACTGTCAGTTGGCCGAGGCGAGAAGCTACCAGTCAGCAAGGGCGCTGGCCTGACAGCCAAAGGGCGTGAAAAGTACAACGCAGCCACCGGCTCAAACCTCAAGGCGCCAGCACCCAACCCCAAGACCAAAGCAGATCAGGGGCGCAAGGATTCATTTTGTGCAAGGATGGGCGCAGTAGCGGCCAACGCCAAGGATGGCGAACGCGCTAAAGCGGCTCTTAAACGATGGAAGTGTTGATATGGCTACCAAACCCGGACTCTATGCAAACATTCATGCCAAGCAAGCCCGCATCAAAGCTGGCTCTGGCGAGAAGATGAACAAGCCTGGCAGTAAGGCAGCGCCTACGGCCAAGGACTTCAAAGAATCAGCCAAGACGGCTAAGAAGAAATGAAAGCACTGCAAGACTGCGTACTCATTGAGCGCGATGTTGAGAAGCATGCCTTCCTCACACTGCCAAATGAAAAGTTAGGTACTGGCATTGCTGTTGCGATTGGGCCAAAATGCCTAGACATCAAAGTTGGTGACCATGTATACTTCGATGTAGGGCAAGAATTTAAGCAAGATGGCAAAGAGTATGTCGTCATGCGTGAGCCTCATATTTTAGGGGTTTTGGAATGAATGATCCAACCGGAATAGTCGCAGCGGCTAACGTAGCTGCTGGCGGCAAACCACCAAAGTCTGATTCAGACATTCTGACAACCGCCCGCGCTCGGTTGGACATGGCCGTCGCCGCACTGGCCGAGAGCCGTGAAGATGAGATTGACGATCTGCGCTTTTATGCCGGATCGCCTGACAATCACTGGCAGTGGCCTGCTGACGTGCTGGCCACCCGTGGCGCGGTGCAGGGTCAGACGATCAACGCCCGCCCGACGCTCACAATCAACAAACTGCCGCAGCACGTTCGTCAAGTGACGAATGACATGCGCCAGAACCGCCCAGGCGCGAAGGTCATCCCAGTCGATGACAACGCTGACGTGGAAGTGGCAGACATTTTCAACGGCATGATCCGTCACATCGAGTACATCTCTGACGCTGACGTGGCTTACGACACCGCCTGCGAGAACCAAGTTGCCTACGGCGAGGGTTACATCACCCTGATGACCGAGTACTGCGACGAAAACACATTCGATCAAGACATCAAGATTGGCCGGATTCGCAATTCCTTCTCGGTTTACATGGATCCATTGATCCAAGACCCAACGGGTGCGGATGCCAAGTATTGTTTTATCACCGAAGACCTGACAAAAGCAGAATATGAGCGCCAGTACCCCGATGCTGCGCCTATCTCTACTTTGCAATCGTTAGGTGTAGGCGATCAGTCGATCAGCAACTGGCTTAATGAAGACACTGTACGCATTGCCAGTTATTACTACATTGACTACGACAAAACCAAACTGAATTTGTACCCAGGCAACCAAACGGCCTTTGAAGGCACGCCTGAAGACAAGATGCTCAAAAGCATGTTTGGCAAACCTGTCAGATCACGCATGTCTGAGCGCCCACGGGTGATGTATTGCAAGATCAACGGCTACGAAATCCTCGAACAAAAAGAGTGGGCTGGCAAATGGATTCCTGTGATCCGTG